AAGGCCGAAGGTGACGAAAAGGGGTGCATGGATTGCCTATCTACGAATATTCTGGCTGATGCGTTCATGTGCAAAGCCAAGAAGCTCCGCGGGGGGAGAAAATAAAATGAGCAACCTACTCAAACACGCGAAGGAAGAGCTGACCCGGGCCGGACTCTTCAAAAAGGATTCCGACTACGGCGGGATGATGGGACATGCCGTCATGCGGCTGATGGAGGTCCACACCAAAGAGGGCCACAGCGTCTTTAGTAACGGTATGGCTATCCACATATTTTCTAAGCTGGCTGATTTTAAGACACTGACGCCGATCACCAGCGACCCGGCAGAGTGGATGGAAATAGGCGAGGATATGTCATTCACACCCGGGCAGACTCTCTGGCAGAATAGGCGCGATTGCAGCCTATTTTCCAATGACGACGGCAAGACCTACTACAGTGTGGACGACGAGAAGCGCGAGAAGAAGACGGCCGCGCAGCCAGTGCCGAAGGGGGACTGATGCCGAACACCAGCCAGATCGGGAACGCATTCGTGAAGAAGATCCGCGAGAAGGCGCTCGAGCCCAACGGCTTCAGGGTCCAGACCGCGGGGAAGCACGTCGTCTGGATCCCGGAGCGCCGCTTTGATCCGCGGGCCGGGAAGGCCGTCCCTGTTTTCGAGAACGGCAAGATGAAGCTCCGGCCGATCACGCGGCAGGAGGACTTCTTCGGCTGCCTGGACCTGATCGCGCTGCACCAAAGCCTCCACCCCTGCACCCATTTCATCCAGGCCACGGTCGGCGGAGATCGTGCGCGCCAGGAGCGCCAGAAGAAGATCGTCGACGCGGCCTGCTGGAACATCGAATTTCAGAAGGTCCATATCTGGCAGCGCGACGACAAGGACAAGCAGCAGGTCTGGATCTACGAGCTGATTTCTACCGCGAATCCGAGCATCCCCAACGTCATGCGCTGGGTGAAGTTCGGATTCCACTTCAAAAAAGACAAGCTCTTCGACGTGCTTGAGCACTCGAAGCAGGAGGCATGATGGGCGGAGCGACCGCGACGAAGGAAGGGCCGAAGCAGAAGGAGCTGGACGGAATGCCGACGCGCAGCGGGCTGGGAAAGCTGTGCTACGACCGGCTGATCATCACCGGCCAGATCCGGAAGAAGAAGGACGATCTTGCCAAGCAGGACGACAAGATCCTATCTTCGATGAAGGAGCAGAAAAAGGAAGTGGTGAAGTTCCAGGACCCGGACACCAAGGAATACTACGAGTTCAAGGTGAACGTGGGCCACGACAAGGTGGGGGTTCGGAAGATCCCCAACAAGCAGGAGACGTAGAGAACCGCCGGCGCCAGGATGGGCCGGCACGATTTTATGGCAAAGTGGAACGTCGGTCCAAAAAATGGGTTATGGAAGGGTGGTCGATCTATCGCCTCTAATGGATATGTTCTCGTCAGAGTTGGAACATCGCACCACCTTGCTGATGTGCGTGGATATGCATATGAGCATCGAATCGTAGCCGAAAAGAAACTTGGCCGCAAACTCAGAAGGGGTGAAATAGCCCACCACAAAAACGGTGTAAAGACCGACAATAAGCCCTCTAATATCGAGGTAATGAAGACGATTGCTCACCACCGAAAGAATCATCGTGCAGCTGGATCCAAGCTCAGAAATCCAAATGAGTCTAATCCGTTGGTGCTTTGTCGTTGTCGATGCGGTTCATTATTCAGGAAGTTCGACAAATCAGGTAGACCAAGAGTCTTTGTCTCGGGACACAACACTATAAATCGGGGGAAGTGATGCAGAAAACAGGTATCGAATATCTCTCACACGTCTGGAATCCAATCGCCACGAGATGCACGAAGGCGTCTCCTGGGTGCGACAATTGCTGGCATCTAAAGATGGCAAAGCGTCACGCGGCAAACCCAATGATACGCAAGGAGGTACGTGAGGCCCGCGGCGGCGGGAAGCCGTGGCTTAATGAGAAGGAACTCGCGGCGCCCCTCACGCTTCGCAAGCCAGCGCGGATCGGCGTGATGTTTATGGGCGACCTCTTCCACGAGTCGGTGCCGGATGAGTGGATCGCTGAGGTTTTTGGTGTCATGGCTGTCGCTGGCGCGATGGCCCCAGGGGAGTCATCTCTGGATGGTGCATTCTTTATGGGCTCCGTAAAGCGAAGCGGTGGCCCTCACACATTTCAAGTTCTCACGAAGAGGCCGGGAAGGATGAAGACCCTCCTGACCTCTGTGGCTTTCCGAAGGAAGATCGCCCGCGCGGCATACAATAGGGCAATGGATAGGCGGGACGCCGGGTATTTGCACGACTGCATTTCGGATAAGGATAACCCGAGAGCCCCTTGCCGAGCCGGCAGGATGTGGCCACTCTCGAACGTCCACATCGGCGTCACCGCCGAGAACCAGGAGCAGGCCGACAAGCGCATCCCGATTCTGCTGGAGACCCCGGCGGCGGTTCGGTTCGTGAGTGTGGAGCCGATGTTGGGTGCTATCGCGTTACCCGGGATTGGATTTCCACAGAGTCTTCGATTCCGGTGTGGGCCGAGGCTCGATTGGGTAATCTGCGGAGCTGAGACTGGCCCAGGCAAGCGCCCGATGGATCTGGATTGGGCCAGACACCTGCGCGGCCAATGTGCGGCGGCGGGCGTCCCGTTCTTCTTCAAGAAGGACTCACGGGGAGGGACAACCCTCGACGGTAAGACCCACAACGAGTATCCGGTAAAAATCTGAAGGAGGAATCGACATGGAAGGACCGAACGTAATCAGGCAGCGCGAGCTGCAGCCGGTTGGCGACAAGATCATGGTCAAGCCGTTGAAGGCGGAGAAGATAACGAAGGGCGGGATCCACATCCCGGACACCGCGAAGCGCCCGCCGCTCATGGGCCTGGTGCTGGCGGCCGGCCCGGGGCGGCATTCGGAAGCCGGCACCCTGATCGAAAGCCCGGTTAAGGCCGGCCAGCGCGTTGTCTTCCATCGCTTCAGCGGCACCGAAATCAACGACACGGACGACAACACCGTAATCCTCATGACGACAGACGACGTGCTGGCAATCATCGAATCCCCGCCGTCGAGTAAATGTTGCCTATGCGGGAATGATCCCCTCGCAGAAAGAACAGATAATCGGGACCAGGTAAAAGCCTGATGGTCCCGGACAGATCGCTCGCCCCCGGCCTACCTACAAGCACCCCCAAGGCAGCTAGTAGTAATCCGGGGGCGGGCCTTCGGTCCGCCTTTCACGCATTCGTCCGGCTCACGGTAGCGGACGGCATGGCAAGCGAGCGCACGGTGAAGAGCTACGCGGCCGGCCTGGAGCACTTTTTGGCCTGGTGCGTCAGGCAGGATATCAACCCTGAGAAAGCAGGCAGAACCGAGATCGAGAGATACCGGAGCAGGCTGGCGTCCGAGTTCGCGCGCGCCACGATCAAGCTCCGGCTGATCCCTGTCCGCCTGCTTTATGAGGCGCTCCAGAGATCCGGCCGGCGCCTTGACAACCCGGCCGCATATGTTCGCGCTCCAAGAGACAGAACGAAACCGGCGCAGGCCGTGACCAGGAAGGCTCTTGAACCCGCGGAGGTAACGCGCTTCGTTTCGGCGCTCTCTGTCCCGGACACAATCCACGGATCCAGGGACCGCGCGATTATCCTGCTGATGCTTTTGCAGGGGCTCAGAGCTCATGAAGTGGCCGGGCTGCTGAATGATAATGTGGACCTGGACGCCTTCAACCATGTCGAGATCCATGGCAAGGGGAGGAAGTGGCGGACGGTGGTGCTCTGCAGGATGATGCGCGAGGCAATGATCCGGTGGTCCCGGTATCGCGGCAAGATGGGAATGGCCTGGCCGCTCTTCTACTCGCTCGAGTCCCCTAGGATTGGAGACTCAGACCCGAAGCCCCTGAGCGTCAGGACTATCGAGAGGATAACGGACAAGTATCTCCGGGCGGCCGGCCTGAAGCGAAAGGGCCGCTCCGCCCATTCCCTGCGCCACACCTATGCTATTATGGCCGTACTGGCAGGCGCGAAGAGGGAGAAGATAGGCGAGAGCATGGGGCATGAGAGTTTGAGTACGACGGACATTTACATCCGGGCCGCGGCGATCTGGCAGGACAACCCGGCCGACGCCGTAAACAACCTGATCGAGAAAGGAGTCAAGGAATGCCGACCATGAACGTGACCAAGCTGGGAGACGGAGTAGGACCCGAGGATAAGAAGGTAACTTTCAACGACGAGAACGGGGCCATCGTGGTCCGCGATTTCGCCACCAAGGAGCAGATCATCCTCTGCGGAACCCTGGCGGGCGCCGCGGAGCAGGGCTACAAGCTGATGGAGCCGGCCGCCGGCGCCGCGGAGGACAAGGGCGGAGATCAGAATCCCTGCGGCACCGAGGAATCCGGCGAAGGGAAGAGCGACGCCGGCCCCAGCGAGGGATCCGGGGAAGGGGCCCAGCAGGAGGAAAACACGCCCGAGGCGTCCTAAGAATCGACAGATCCACGAAAAGCAACAGCCCCCGAGCTTTTGGCCCGGGGGCTGTCTTTTGTCCTGCTGCGCTTGGGGGCGCTGCGATCTGTCTTTTATCCTACGGCTTCAAAGCTGTCTTTTGTCCGTGAGGTCCCGCGCTACCGATCGGGGCCGCGGGCCAGGCCGAGCGAAAAAAGTGGCCTGCGATCCACCCCACCTGTGGATAACCCCTGTGGATATGTGGATAACTCAAAGCGCGGACCTCTCCGAAAGCCGGTCCCGCCAGTCCCGGACGGCCTGCTCTACCTCCGCCCGGGACAGCTCCCGAGCCCCCGCCACAAGCTCCGCCGCCCGCTTCCGCTCCCTGCGCCGCCGCAGTATGGCCGAGCGCCCGCCAAGCAGCAGCGGCATTTGCTCCCCGGCCCGCGTCCGCTGAAAGCCGCCCCTCCGGCGATCAACGCAGACGCAGCAGGAGCAGATCCTAGAGCGCGGCCGGTCCTGCAGCGGGAACGTGACCCGCTCCGGGACCCGGAACCGCTGGCAATGCTTCCCGCCCTTGTACGGTGACGGGCAGTAGATTATCCGAACCGTAGCCGTGCCCTCCATTCCGCGCCCGAGACGCGGACCGGGACGCCGCGCCAGTAGGCGCGCTCGATATGGGCCAGGACGAAACGCACCCCAACGCGCTCCAGGCCCTTCAAGACGCAGGCGTCAAGCGCCCGGCGCTCTATGTCGTCCTCGTGCTGGGGCCATTCAGGCGGGCAGGCGCAGACCTGCGATCCAGTCAATGGGCCGAAGTCTGAGAGCGGACAGCCCTGCTTGTGTGTCAGCTTCGAGCTCATGCAGCCGCCACCGGCCGCCCCTGCGCGCGGTCGAAGTCCGGCCCACACATGAGCCCCCGGCCCGTCATGACCCAGCCCTGCCCCGGGTCTTTGGAGTACGACTTAACCGGCAGCCTGTGACCTATCGAGAACACGCCGCAAAGCCACGGCGCGCCGCATGATATACAATTCCTGCTCATAAGCACCCCCAAGTGCTACGGATTCCCGGGCAGCTCGCCCGGACCTGGGAGCCCAGCAGGCCCCCGGGACCGGACGCCGAGAGCCCGAAGGCCCCCGGCGCCCCGCGATCTACAGCACGCCGCAGCGCTGCAGCAGCCAAGCAGCCAGCACCACGGCCGAGAGAAGCGCCCAGGCGATATTGACCGCCCGCCCCGCCATTAAGCGGCCGTCCCCGCCGCGACCTTTTCCGGGAGAGGCTGCTTGAGCAGCTTTCCCGCGAGCGCTTCCATGTCCGCCCCTTCCTCCGCCCCGGGCAGGTCCTGCGCATGGCGCGCGACAGCCTGCGCCAGCCCGTAGCGGTTCGCGTCGTAATCCTTGACGAAGTACCCCAGCACCGCGTCCCGCGCTGTATCGCTCATTTGATGCGCCTTTGCGATGTTTTCCACGGCCGCCTGGGGTGCCCGGATCTCCTGGCTTTGGGCGCTCCGGCACACGTCGACGATCCGCTTGAAGACCTCCGGCTTGAAAGCCGCGTTGACAGTATCGCGCGCCTTCATGTAGATGGCCTTCGACTCCTGCGACAGCGTAGCGTCGGAGAAGATCCCGACATTGAGCCGCTCGCCCAGGTGCACCCGGCCGATAACGTCCTCGACCGTCGCAAGGTTAAAGCAGATCGCTTGCACGATCCCGACCCGGACCCAGAACCCACCGTGCCCGGTTTCGCTGTTCCCGATGGTGATGAGAGGGTGCACCGTGCCCGGCCCGCCCGGAAGCCCGCCTTCCGAATTCGCGCCGACCTTCCCGAGATACTCCTGATTCCCGAGCCCGCCCGCGTACCAGTCCCGCTTGCTGCCCTGCGCCCGGCGGTAATCGAGCGCGTCATAGATGGCCCGGGACGTGAACTTGATCCGCATACAGGTGTCAGAGAGCGCCGCCTCTATGACCTCGCCCCCGTTCGCGCGCACCGCGTCGAGCGCCGCAAAGGCGATGTCGTAATTGTCGAGCACCCGGTAACGATCGGACAGGAACGCGCGGACATTCCCATCCAGGCACCGGACCAGCCGCCGCGCGGGCCCGTCCTGCATAAGCCCATTCAGCAGCTCCGCCGCGCGCACCGGCCGCTTTTCAACTAGCCGCTGCATGAACTTCGACGGTATGTCTGGGTCCTGCTTCTGGCCCGCCTGGGTCAGCGCCCCGGGCTTGAGCAGCAGCCCGTTTTTGTCGATCCATTCCCCCGCGCGCGTATCCGCCGCGTGCAGGTACAGCCGGCCCGGCTGCCCAGCCGGCCCCGACTCCGGCCGAAACTCTAGGCTGCGCGTATCCGCAACGAAGTCCACCTTTGACGCCTTCTGGCGCTCGAGCTCCGCGACCAGCTTGCCGAGATTGCCCCGGCCCGACCATGCTTTGTTCCGTGCATACTCTGATTTCTGCTCCATTGCACCCCCAAGTGCATTTAATTTCCGGGTAAGGCCCGGACCAGGGACGACGGACCAGCAGGCCCGCCGCCCCGCGTCCGCGTCCTACTTCGGCTCCCCCCCGCCGGTTTGCAGATAGTGCGTGGCCGCTATGCCGAGCTGAACCCAGGCCGTGACCCTGAGCGCCAGCCGCCCGCCTTCCGGATCAGCGCCGAGAGTCTCGCAGATGTCGCGGAACTCGTCGCTTTTCATGTCGGCGGGATAGAGAAGGACCTCTATGGGCTTTCCCACGCTAGGCACCGGCTGCCCCGTACCGCTCAACCTCCGCCGCGCGCACCGCCGCGGCCCACGTCGCGCCAGTCCCCCGCGGGAAGAACTGCCCGCCGGATATGAGCCCGACCCAGCACCGGCCCGGCACCCAGTCCAGGGCAGCCGCCGCCCCGAACATCCCGCGCGCCGACTTGAGCGCCTGAGCAGGCAGCACGCCGCCTTTATGCTCCGCGCGATCCTTGAGCGCCTTGACCGGCTCCGGCCTGGACTCCGCCACCGGGACGCTCCCGGCGAAGTGGGCAACCATATCCCCAAGGCTAGACATTTGCCCCCCCGGCCTTATTGATGGCTTTCAGGCAGACCTGCTCCGCCCTATTCCCTTCCTTGAGCGCAAGCACGAGCGCCTGATAGTCGTCTGGCAGGTTGGATTCCGACAGCTTGCCGGACTCAACCAAGTCCGAAACGATATCATGCAGCTTGCCCCAGCCATGCCGAGCAGCCCGGACGGCCCCAAGCAGGTCAGAGGCAGCCGCAGCCAAGACCTGCGCCGCAGCCTGCTTCATTGTCAGGACAGGATAGCAGAGCGCGCCACAATCCTTATCCGGGCATTGCCCGCTTGGGATGATCCCGCCCGGCTCAGTCCTGGCCCACATGGACGTCACCGGATCCAGCTTATCCTCACCCCAGTGAGCGCTGCAGCCGTCGCATTGTGTCAGCGGGTTTTTCATCGGACCCGGGCCCAGACCCGCCGCCACACCACGCAGCGCCGAATCTTGTCATACGACGTATGGAAGGCGAACGCGCGCCCACCTTCCAGGCGGAGCACGCAGCGCCCGCCCCATTTTCGTATCTTCATAGCACCCCCAAGTGCTTGGCTTTCCCGGGAGATAGAGCTCCCGGCCCAGGGGAACGGACAGCAGCGCCCGCACCCCTGCGCCGAGCGCCCTAATTGCCGGAGCCGTCGGACATATCGCCGGACCCGCAGCTATAGCAGGCTGCAGCGCGCCGAGTCTGTAGGGTTTCTGGATCCGTGCGCGTTCTGACGCTGAAGTAACGCATTGCGACGCAGGACCAGCACCAGCGCCACGCACGGCGAGCGGAATGGTTGCGTTTCATACGAGCACCCCCAAGTGCTTTGATCCACTCATTATACTCAGGTTTCCCCGGATTGCAAGGCCCAAAAAGTACCTAGAACAATCGCCCGGAGAGTGTCCCAACCTGGAACTGAGTCAAAGGGCCCACGCGCGCGCCGCCAGCCTTCCGGCCCGGATCTCCGCGAGCCCCCCGCCATCCCGGCCCGCAGCCAGCCCCGGCCAGAGCCCCGGAGCCCAGCCCGCAGCCCTAGCGCCCCGCCACGATCCGGCCCGCCAGCGATGCCCAGCCCCCGCGAACCCCCCGGCCCCGCTCAGCCCATCCTCAGCCCCCAGGCATGGTATACTCTGAGCAGCGGAGGCATAATGTCCAAGTTCAGAACCAAGAACAAGCACGAGATCAAGGTGAAGGCGCAGCTTGACGCCGCGGGCTGGCAGGTCCTCAAGAGAGGCTGGCCCGACTTCCTGGCCATCCGGGGAGATGAGGTCCGCCTGATCGAAGTCAAGAGCCGCGACCCGAACGCCCACCTAAAGCCCGATCAGCTCGCCATGGCTCACGCCCTGCTCAAAGCAGGCGTAACCGTTGAGCTCGCCCACGGCACCCTGGAGGACTGTTCAGACTTTAGAGACTCCCTCATTCCCAGCGGAAAGAAGGCAGGGGAACCTACGGAGGGGTAAGGTAGTATCTTATAGTAACGGATTGAGATGAGTGTATAGGATAGCCCTTCAGGCAGGTAGTCAGGCAGGCCAGCAGGCACCGGAGAGCAGGACGCGTCCGGGACGCAGGCAGCAGGGCAGGGACGCAGGTGGCCAGAGATGCAGGGATGGGACAGAGAGCAGCGGATAAGACCTTGACCCTGAGAGCCCGAGCCCCTGAAATAACCTGATAGCGCGCCGGATCAATACCCCGCAGGGGGGGCTGGCCGGGGGAATGTCGTAGAACGGTAGTTAGACGACACGGCGCAGCGGGCCTATCCGGCCGAGTTGGGGACAATTCGATCCCGATTAGAAAACGTGGGGCCCCCACCCCCCCTGTCCCGTGCCTCTAATCAAGTCAGGTCCAGAACTTTGTGTAGTTTTTTTCTACCCCCTCTCCACCTGATACACTTTTGCCAATCCCCACCATCCTTTTTCACATATACCCATGCCGTCCATTCGTGCCCAAGCCGTTGCCCCTGAGATCTGATACCCCTAAAAAATACCGGCGTGTGATTGCCCCCCCCCTTGCGCTGCGCACCCCCCGCTGGTATACTCTGCGTGGATGCTGTGCCGTAGCGCGAATTCTCAGGACGCCGGGTTAAGTCCCGGAAATCCAGGCAAGGCGTGGCCTGCTCCGGCTTTTGCCGGTATCGTCTAAATCGGCACGGCTTCCAATCCAACCCCTTGCGCGCGCTGCGCCCCCCTGGTATAATCCGGCAATGAGCTTCCGCTCCGACATGAAGGCCCTTGGCGCGCTGGTTGGCGACTTCTGGGATTCGCTGAAAGAGGTCATGTACGGCTACGCGATGCTGGGCTGCCTGCGGGCGATGCTGATCTATCCCTGCGGCCCTGGCTTCAAGACCTTCGTGCGGGGCGCGACCTGGCTTTTCGGCAAGCTGGCGGATCGGGCCGCGGCTCTCGAGGCGCGCGAGGCGCTGCTGGCCGAAGCCCGCGGTGATGAAGGCACACCCCCTTGACGCCGGCCCAGTCCTAGGCTATACTCTCCGCATGGTCCAGGGCACCCACGAATTATCGCTGCTCCAATCCGATTCCGATACGCGCGGAATAAGCGCCACGGCTAAGCAGAAAGCATTCGTTCCTCCCAAGCGCTTTTTCCCGTACACCGAGAAGGGGATCATTCGCAAGCTGCGCAAGGCCGGCTTCCGGCATTATCCGACGCGGGCCGCCTGGTGCTTCGAATCTCTGCTCTTCATCATCATATTCCCGGATCAGATCGTAGCGGAGAACGTCGGCCGCACAGAGCTCGAACTGACGATGTACCGGCTCGACAAAAAGGCGATGCACGAGTCCCTGCAATTCCGCTACGATGATGGCCTGCAGCGTCTATTCTCCGAAGTGTCCAAAGATGGCCACTGGGAGAGCAGGCAGTTGCCTGTCGTATGACCTGCCCCACCTGCAACGCCGAGATCCCGAAGGGCTACGGGCCGTGCGGCCGGTGCGGAGAGACGCCGGTCATGACGATCAATCTCAGCCAAACAATTTCGAGCGCCGACCGCGGGAACCTGAAAGACCATATCGCCGCCCACATGGAAATGCTGGGCTTCACGGAGAAACCCGAATGAGAAAGCACGCCGTCCCGATTCTACTGGCCCTGGCCTACGCCCTGTGCGTGAGCCTGGGCATGGCCGTGGCCGGAAGCCTTGGCACGAATGCAGATATGGTGCTGGAAGAGCGCGAGTGCATGATCGGAGAAATCCCTCCATGCCTGCAGGGCCAGGTGGGTGAGTACCACCAGGCTCCGTTCATGGGTGACTCTCAGATCACGCTACTGCCCTGCACCCCGGAGACGTGCCCATATGCCGATTGGGCCGATCCGATGCCGCGGATCACGCCGGAGCCCTACGTCTGCGATTGGGCGCCGACAGACTGGTGGGCTGGATCCGACCGGATAGAGATCGGCTTCTGCAACGATGGGAGGGTGCGATGGCGCACGGAGCAGTAAGGCCGCGGCCGCAGTTAGAATTCCAGCGGCTTCCGAAGCCGGAGCGCGTCAAGCTGATCGAGCGCGTCCACCGGAACTTCCTGCGCTGGCCGACATTCCCCTACGCCATGATGCACGCCAAGGCCACGGACAACCGCACCATCCGGCTGCGCCGCTTCCCATTCGGCCGCGTGGAGACTTGGGCGATCGAGCTCTGGGAGCCGGCTTGATGAAATACTGCCGGCGCTGCATCGAGCTGAAGACCGGCCTTGTCCGGGACCACGACAAGCTGGACCTTCGCCGCGGCAGGAGGCGCCACCTGATCACGCGGAGCACCGGGAACCAGCACGGTTATCGGCTGCACTCCTACTGCGGCGTGCGTACCGGCATCCAGCGCACGGCCTGGCAAATGTCGAAGCTGATACAGGCCACATACCGTGGGCCGCTGCTGAAGGCGCTGAATGCAAAGATGCCCCAAAGTATGCTCGACAGAATTGCGCGCCCACCGATCGTGCGCGATAGGGGCTTGACACCAGCAGATCCCCTGGTGTAGAATCTCACCCATGAGCGACTCACCCCCCAAGAGCGACACACCCAACGAAACGACAGCAGAGGGGGGGCCGGGCCCGCAGAGTCCGTCGGGACCTCCGGCCGATTTACTGAAGTGCGATCCGCGGGACTACGGCTTCCAGGTCACGACCAACGAGAAAGGCGAATTGGTCTGGCTGCGCCCCTTCGTGGTGCTGGACAAAGCCTCCGGCGATCGACTCACCCATGACGTTGTGCTGGACATCCTGGAAACGAAGGCCGTCAACGTGCTGCAGAGCGTGATCGAGCAGCGGCGCAATATCCAGGACAAGATGAAGGCGGCGCTTGTGGCCGACGCCGCGGGGAAGATCCAGTGAAAACCATGGTCTATTTCGGGCTCTGGGGCTTCATCGTTTTGGTCGTCGTTCTCGGCTTCAAGCCGTTGTAAGTTGCGTCAAAAGCAAGACTCTGTTATACTCATAGCGCGCGCAGGACCCCTGGCAGGGCGGAAAGGAGCGACCGCTTGGCCAGCTTTTTTTATACTCAGATTTGGGTAGGCCCCAAAAACCTGTCTCTGCCAGGGGACAGAACGCGCAGCCGGACAGCCCCCCGGACCTTGAACACCCGGGGGGCCATCTTTTTGCAGGGCGGAGGCTGACGTGGCAAAGCGCACCGTGATGTGGACGTACCGACCGACCGAGGGCCGCAAGGTGAAGTGGTACGTCGTCCGCGGCAAGGACGGCCGGATCAAGAAGTGGCAGCGGTACAAGCGGTGTCACGCGCAGGACATCAAGCGCAGCTCGAAGGCCGAGCGCTCCAGGAAGCGCCGCTGATGAAGCATGGGCCCGCGCACGGCGCCTTGCGCCGCAGACTCTCCGGACGCCGCAAGGTCGGCGTCGTCATGGGCGAGTTCAAGCGCGGGACGCTGCACTCCGGCGGATCCGGCCGGCGCGTCACCAACCCAAAACAGGCTGTCGCTATCGCCATGAGCGAGGCCGGCCTCTCCAGGAAAAAGCGTGGCTGAGCGTCAGCTAACACCGGCCGAGAGGGTCACGAAAGACGACGGCGTGAAGTTCATGCCGGTCTACCTGGGGGAGCTCAACAAGGACGGCACGATCATCCAGCTCAGCCAGCGCGAAGAGCGCTTTGTGAGCTGCTTCACCAAAACCCTGTCCGTCGAAGAGGCGAGCAAGGAAATCGGCGTCAGCAAAGAGAGCGGCAAGCGCTACCTGAAGCGCCCGAACATCCGGAAGCTGCTCAACCACATGATCGAGAAGGCCGCGATCCGTCAGGGCACCGATCTCGACGAAACGATCATGTGGATGCGCAAGGCGCGCGATGGCGTCTTCGTGCCGAGCGAAGTCCAGGTGAAATGCGCAAAGGAGCTGGTGAAGATCTTTAAGCCGGCGTCGGCCGGGATCAGCGTCAACGTGAATACGCAGGTCAATACGTTCGAGTCTCCGTACAAGGGCATGAGCTCAGCGGATCTTGAAAAATCCATGAAGGAGCGGCTGGATGGCATCCAGGGCGGAAACCCAAGCCCAGCTTGAGGAATGCGACCGAAAATGGGGATTAGAATCGCTCTACTACATGGCGCGGTTCAACTTGGGCTACTCGCTAATGCAGCCCTTCCCGCACAAGGATGTCTGCAACTTCATCCAGCATTCCAAGCAGGGCCTCGACTTGGAGCCCCGCGGTGCATTCAAAACCTCGATCATCTCACAGGCGTATCCGGTCCAGCGGATCATCAAAAACCCGGACATCCGGATCCTACTCGATTCCGTGGTGCTCCAGAACTCGCTCGACAACTTGGCGGTTATCAAGGCGCACTTCGAGTCGCCAAAGCTCAAGTTTCTATACGGCGATTTCGTGGGGTCGAAGTGGACCAACGAAGAGATCATTGTCTCGAAGCGGACGATGCGCAATCTCAAAGAGCCGACGGTGCGCTGCGCGTCGGTCGAAAAGGTCCAGGTCGGGCCGCACTACGACCTGATCATTGCGGACGACCTCGTATCGAAAGAGAATATCGAAACGCCGGAGCAGCGGCAGAAGGTCAAGGATCACTTCAAGCTGCTCTTCTCCCTCCTGGAGCCGGACGGCGAAATCCTCGTAGTCGGCACGCGCTGGCACTACGAGGATCTCTACAACATGATCATCGAGGACTTCCCGGAGTTCTCGAAGAGGATCATGCACGCGGAGAAATCGGGGCCGGACGGCGGGCTGTACTTCAAAGAGCGCCTCACGCCGGAGTTTCTCAAAAAGCAGCGGCGCCGGCTTGGCCGCGATCACTATTCCGCGCAGTACGGCAACGACCCGGCGCCGGAGGACGAGGACTCGAAGTTTCAGAAAAAGTTTTTCAAGCTGTACAAGGATCTCCCGGAAAAGCCATACGGATTCATCCTGATCGACCCCGGCGGCCGGAAGAAGGGCAACGATGAATGGGTCTTTTTTGTCGCCTACGCCGACTCCAACAATGAGTGGTATTTCCACCGGATCGTGCGCGGAAATATGCGGCTCTCGAAGGCTTGGGACACCCTCTTCGAGCTCGTGGACGAAATCCTTCCGATCACGGTTGGGCTCGAGACGACCGGCACGCAGAATCATCTATACGATGGCCTCATGGATGAAATGCGCCGCAGGAACAATTTTTTCCACGTTGAGCAGCTTGCTCACGCGAAGGAATCGAAGACAACGAGGATAGAGCGCCTCATTCCTCGCTACGAGGCCGGCGCTATCCACCATTCCCGCGGGATGGGCGCCCTTGAGGATCAGCTCCGCCGCTATCCGAAGGGGAAAGACGATATTGCGGACGCAGCCAGCATGATGTGCGAGGTAGCCGTGGCCCCGCGGAAGAGAAGGCCGAAGCAGAAGCCGATCGGCAGCATCGACGATTTCGTTTGGCAGCAAGTGCGCAATAACCGCAGGACGCGCACAGTCAACAGCGTTTTGGGGGACCAGTGGTAGGGGAATATTATCTTTTGATGGCGCTCATGCTCTGCTGCGTCGTGATCTTCATGCTCGCCATTGCGATTTTCGTTTTGTGCCGCCACTACGCCAAGATCGAGCGCGATCTCTTGGACCGACTCATGGCGCGCGACTTCGCGGATTATTCGGTGCATTCCTCCGTGTCGAAGAAGACTCCGCTGAAGCGGTGGTCGACAAGCGACGAGGCCGCGGCGAAACTTGAGCAATCGCGCGGTGTCGGAGCGAGAAGCTGATGCCATCATTTTCCGCAAGAAACATAATCGGATCAACCACCGGGAACACGCCGGCGCGCAACGTCCCGGACCACCTGAAGGAGGCCGAGCAGTTCTACATCGCCGCGCTCGATGATCAGAAGCAGTACCTCCCGACCTGGTACATGAACATCGCCTATTTCATCGGACTCCATTGGTCCGAGTGGAATAACGCATCCAACTGGATGCAGAATAAGCCCCTCGCAACATGGAAGGTTCGCTTCGTGGCCAACCTAATAATGCCCACGATCCGGACGGAGGCCGCCAAGCTGCTCAAGTCCAACCCCTACATCTCCGTGACCCCGGCCAACAGCACGCAGCCGGCAGAGAGCGCGGCGCGCATGGGCACCAGGATCATGGAGGGCAAGTATTACGAGGACAATTTCCAGCGCAAGCTCTACCATCTCGTCATGTGGTTCCTCGTCTGCGGGTCTTCGTTCATGTTCACGCTCTGGGACAAGAACAAGGGCAAGCGGTGGAGCGAGAAGGTCACGGATCCAGAAACCGGGGAAGAGATAGACAAGCTCTTCACCATGGGCGACGTAGTGGACGAGATCGACGGCCCATTCAACGTGCTTCTTGAGCCGGCCGCGCCGGAGGACTTCAACGAGCATCAGCGGATTATGCGCGTCCGCGTCAGGGACGTGGATTTCCTCAAGGACAAGTACGGCGTTGAGGTTCCCCCGGAGCCGATCGACGAAGCGACCATGTTCCAGTTCCGGGTTGGGAGCCTGATCGGGCTTCAGAGAAGCCATGGGATCATGCCGGCAACACGGAAGCGCGACCTCAAGAATGTCGCCCTGGTGAAGGAGTTCTTCGAGCTGCCGACCGGCAAGCACCCGAACGGCCTGCATCAGATGTACGCCAACGGGGTCGAGCTGGAGGAATCGGGGAATCTCGACTACTGGTACATGGGCGAGAGAGCGATCCCGGCCTCGAAGTTTGACCACATGACAATACCGGGGCGCGCGTGGGGCGAGTCAATCATCCCGCACATCGCTCCCGCGAACATCCTTTTCAACAAAATGACGAGCCAGGCCATCGAGAACAGCAACCTCCTTGGCCGGCCGAAGATCATATCCCCGCAGGGCTCGCTGGACGAGGAAGCCTTCACGGACGAGCCGGGAGAGATTATCGAGTATCGGCCGATCGGCGGCAACAAGCCGGAACCATTCAAGCCCCCGGAGATGCCGCAGTACGCCATCCAGCTCCGCGACTCCATGCCGCAGCTCATGGCTGAAATCTCAGGCATCCACGATGTCGCACGCGGCAAGCTCCCGCGACGCGCGACCTCCGGGAAGGCGATCGACCTCCTGCAGGACGCGGACGACACCAGGATTGGCCTGACCACCAAGAATTTAGGATCCAGCCTTCAGCGCGCGATGTCGATCAAGCTGGAGCTGATGAAGAAGCACTACACCGAGAACCGCCTGATCAAGAAGCTGGGCCCGGACCACAAGATGGAGATCATCGAATTTAAGGGGTCCGACCTGAAGGACGCGGATACGGTGATCGTAAAGATGTCCTCCGCCCTAAGCCGCGGCGCAAAGATTCAGATCGCCATGAAGCTCGCTGAGTCCAAGCTAATCCCGGCGGACATGGTGCTGAAGGTCCTGGAGCTGGGCGAGCTCAACATGATCTACGACCAGGACTCCGATCAGATCAATTACGCAGGAATCGAGAATTTTGGCATGGCGAAGGGCGAGACGCACGAGGTTATGCCCTTCGAGCCCCACGAGGTACACCTGAAGACGCACCTGCAGTTCGCCAGGGCCATGGGCCCCAAGATCTCGCAGGAGGCGCACGCGATCCTACAGGAGCACATGGACGCTCATAAAGCCATGTTTGCAGCTTCGGCAGGCCCCACGGTTCCGCCCGGTGGTGGCCTGCCCTCAGTCGAAGGCGTCGAGCCACCCGCGGAGGGTATGCCCCCTGCGGATCAGGCGGCGCCATAGGGCGGAAATCGGGCGGAGCAGTTTAACCGCCACCAACCCCGACAGGGGAGTGGAGAGAGAGAGATGCTGACTGGAATCATAAAAACGTACCCTTCGTTTGACATAGGCGGGGCCGGGGAAGGCACCGGAGAAGGCGGTGCCCCGGCCGGAGGCGCTGCCGGCGAACCCGGAGAGGGAGCCGGTGGAGAGGGATCGGAAGGGCAGCCGAGCGGAACACCCGGAGATGGATCCGCGGAGGACCCGGAACACGAGATCACGGTGGACGGCCAGGCGCAGCGGGTGAAGCTCTCTGAGCTTCGGGCCGGCTACTCGCGCCATGCAGACTACACCCGCAAGACCCAAGCACTCGCTGACAGGCAGCGGCAACTGGAAGATGATTATCGACAGCGCATTTCATCCATCCAGGAGCGGCAGCAACGGCAGGGACAGCCCCCAGCCGAAGGTGAGGGCGAAGGCGACCCAAATCCGAGCGCGGAGATTGCCAGCCTGCGTGAGCAGATGGCGGACGACAAGCTCGAGCGGACCCTTCGGGACTTGAAGTCAGAGTTCCCGACGCTGAACGAGGACCAATTCTGCCTGCTCGCCTCTAAGAGGGGCGTCGAGAGGTTCGAGGACCTCCGCACGCTCGCCAAGGAGCATTGCGAAGCGATTGGAACCGAACAGAACACGGCCATAGAAGCCGCGTTAAAAAACCCGGACCACCCGCTGACCAAGAAGTACCGCGACACATGGCTGAAAGAGTATCTCGCCGGCAAGGGGGGGGAGCCGTCGCACGACACCGGAAGCAATGGAGGACCCCAGCCTGGGCAGGTAGCGCCAGCTAAGAAGCGAATGAGCTTCGACGAAGCGGACGAGGCCGCCCGAGCCGCGCTAGACCGCGCATGACGGTGAGGCTTGCAAAATTGAGAGGATAAAAGCATGGCTGTCGATTCCGCAACCCTACAAACAGCATCGGGCATCCTGAAGGAGTACTACCTCCCCGGGATTCAGGACCAGGTGAACAACCCCAACGCCTTCATGGCGGAGCTTCCGAAGTCCTCGAAGGACATCATCGAGGGGAAGTACGCCGTATTCGCGCTTCGCATGGGCATCTCCCAGGCCATCGGCGCTCGCGCAGAGCTGGGGACCTTGCCGACCGCGCAGCGCAGCAGGCACGTACAGGCACGTGCGCTCCTGAAGTACCTGTACGGCGTGATCCGCGTCTCCGGGCCCTTCCTGGAGCAGAGCAAGACCGACCGCGCCTCCTTCATCCGTGGCGTCAGGTCCGAGGCCGAGGGCATCACCGAGAGCATGAAGCTCGACCTAAACAGGCAGGTCTACGGCGACGTGACCTACAACGGCCGCATTTCAGTCTGCGGCGTGACGTCCGGAGCCCTGATCGTGCAGCTCGCCACCACGGCGAACATGCTGTACTTCGAGCCCGAGATGCTGGTGGACATCAAGTTGGACACCACGCAGGCGAACATCGCCAACGGCACCAAGCGAGAAGTTGTGGCGATCGACGTGGCGAACAAGCGCATCACGCTGGACACGGCCGGGGGCAACGTCACGACCTCCGCGCTCAACGGCGTGTACCGCAACGGCAACGCCAGCAACGAGATCACCGGGCTGGAAGCGATCGTGGACGACACGTTGACCAACGATATCTACAACATCGACACGTCGGCGGCCGGAAACGAGCGCTGGCGCGGCAACGTCAACGCCGCCATGGGTTCCTTCACCATCGAGGACTTCCAAGTGGAAGTGGACAACGCCCACGACCTGTCCGGAGACTGGATCAGCCATATCTTCAGCAACTCCTTCGCGCGCAACCTCTACCTGAGCAAGCTCCAGGCTGTGAGGCACGCTCTCGCGCAGGAGCCGTCGAAGAAGCTCAATGGCGGGTTCACCGGCCTGGCGTACACCGGCGGCGGCAGGGAGGCCGTGTGGGTCAAGGACCCCTACGCTCCCGCGGCCACCATCTTCGGGATCACGATGGAGCGCCTGGAGTGGCGGCGGCTGAAGGATTTCGACTTCATCCAGGGGATGCAAGGCGAGATCTGGCTGCCTGACGTGTACGGCGCGGCCGCGGCCGACGCCTACAAGGCCGTCCTGCACACATACGCCGAGATGGTGTGCCTGAAGCGCAACGCGCACTTCAAGCTGCAGGGCGTCACGGCCTGACCATGAGGACGGCACCCGGATGGTTTCGGCGTAAACTGACCGCGATAGATAGGCGCTTTATTGTCGTCTGGAGCGATCAGAAGAATCGCTGGGCCATCCGGGAGCGCGTCCCGGCCGCAACCTACATCGGCCATTCCGATGGACGCAAGATCTACACAACCTACGGCAAGCCCGAGTTGATCGTGTACGCCGAAGAACTTGGCTCGCACGTCCTTGAGTGGGTTAAGCGGGCCTGCATCCGGAGATTCGATTCCGTTGAAACGATGGTAAAGGAGCTGAAAATAGATGGGGGAGCTACAAGCGGTAGACGACCAGCTGGCTTTCTTGAGAGACTTGCTGGGGGAACCGTCTAGCGCGGACGACAGCCGCTTCACTCCAGCGCAACTTGTCCGTGCCCTCAATGAAGGGCGCCGCTGGTTCTGCGAGAATAGCCACTCCTTCCAGATCAAGGACTCCCAGGAGACGAACCCTGCCGGCGTGCCGACGAAACTCTACGCAACCCCTTTCGACATAATCGACTTCTACAATATCGAGTGGGATGGACTTCCGCTGGATCTCGTCAGACCGCAGCACTGGAGAGACAAAATCGGGGACGACGACGATATCCAGGGCGATCCATACGCCGTCATGTACTTCACCCGCCAGCTCCAGCTTTTCTACGTCCCGCGGACAGCGAAGACGTTGCGCTACCACGGCTACGGCTACAGCACCACGCTGGTTGCCGGCGGCCAGGACACCCAATTTACTGACCAGCAGGCCCGCGCCGGGCTCTATAGGGCCTCCTGGAAGCTGAAAGCGATCGACGAACGCGACGTAGCCGAGGATAAGGGAGAGGCCATTCGTCTGGCGGAAGAGTTCTTGCAGCAGTACAAGCCGAAGGGACCGCGATACGTGCGGACCCGACGCTAAGGATTGAGGTAGGCCATGTCAGAGAACGTGTCGCCATCGAGCAACTTCACATCGGAGATCCCGGGAGATCCGCACCACGCGCGGCCCCACGTCTACGGTGTCGGCCGCTTTGGTATCGGCCGATTCGGCGGGAGCAGCGATCGAACAAGGAGCTTCTGGAGCCGCATCGTCCAGGGGGTCGGCGCATTTTTGATCATAGCCGGCGCCGCATACTTCGCGCTCGCCGCGGACACCTACACGACAAATCTGAATCTCAGGAAGCCGGCGCTGGACGTAGAGGACCCCGTTACTTCGTGGGGTGAAAAGCTCAACAACAATTCCGACCTGATTGATTCGGCCGTTCTGGACAAGCAGGCTGGCGGCGCAATCACAGGGAACCTCAGCGTTACCGGAACAATCACAGCAGGGACCCTGACCGGGAATACCAGCGTCTACGCCGATTCACCGATCCTTGGGGATGGATATCCAAGCGATCATCTGCGCCTTGATTCAAGCAGCGCGACTCTGCTTGGACCATCCATAGGCGCCTCGGAAGTGGATTCGGACGTTGCGACCCAGGCCGAGCTAGATTCCCTGGAAGCCACCATTACCTCATCGACCGACTCACTCCAGAGCCAACTTACGCAAGTCGCCGTTGACACCACGACACTCAGAACGGACGTGGATGCGAAGCTTCCGCTGGCTGGCGGCACACTCGCCGGCACACTCACGGTGATCGACCTCAATATCTCCGGAACGGCGACCAACGCAACGATACGTGGCCTCACCTGTTCCGGCGGCGTGGGGAAGTGCGTTATAGCATCGACAGATGAAGGTGATCTGTACATCTCGACCGGCACTCTTGCCGGGCAATTCAGAAACGCAAGAACAGGGAAGGGACCATAATGAACAAGACACTCGCTCTCGTACTCGCCTTCATCATTCCGGTCGGGCTCGCTCTCGCGGCAAGCAATCCCGCTTTCGTCCTCACCGATCCGTCAGACGGGCATAGCACCGGGACGATTGACGGAACCACGAATGAATTGAACATGGTCGGAGGTTTCAAAGAGAACGGGAGCGATACGCTCTCGAACTCCGTGTCGGGCAATTCCGGGACCGCCACGGCTCTCGCTGCCGATCCTACTGATTGTACCGGCGTTAACTTCGCCAGAGGCGTTAACGCTTCCGGTACTGCGAGCTGCGCACAGCCCTCCGATGTGACAGGAAATGCGGCAACCGCCACAGCGCTTGCAGCAGACGGGGCCAACTGCCCCGCGAACCAATTCAATAAAGGCGTGGACGCCAGCGGCGCGGTCCAGTCGTGTGCAGCCCTAGTGGATGCGGACGTACCCGACACAATCACGGTTGACCTCGCGGCCACCGCTACCGCGCTCGCGGCCAACGGGACGAACTGCTCAGCAGGCAACTACCCGCTTGGGGTAGACGCCTCGGGGAATGTGGAGTCCTGCACCGCAGAGCCAGTAAATACGAACGCACAGACAATCTGCGGGACTGGAGAGTATCTCGACGGTGACGGAGGCTGTAATGTCTTGTCAGTGGCGGGCGCTGGATGGGAGGTGATTGCTTACGCCTCCGGAACGTCCGTCACGGCCTTGCCATTAGATGCAGTGCTTGAGTCGTCCAAAACGTATCGCATCAACGGATGGGTTCGCAATACCCCTGGGCAAGCAACGACATATGCGACTTACTCTTCGTCAATGACGTTCAACGGAGATAACAGTGCTAACTATACTTGGTGGAAGCAAGGATATCTCACTACCACGGGGATCGGGAGCGGTATAGGCAACGGTACTACGAACTCCACCAGTAATGGTTTTGCTTTATGCGCTGAGAATAACAATGCAGATGCCAAGCGTGATGATTGTTATTGTTCGTTTAGGTACACTTTCCGATCTGCGCCGGGGCACGATAATGTTATTTGGTGGGGGGATTCGTTTGGCAATGATCCAAGAGCAATCAGGTGGTTGGGTCCCACAATTGTTGCTGGGGTGTTGGAGACATCAAGCGGGTTGACCTCTGTAGAATTTGGCGGCAGAGGGGCAATGCTGATAGATGCTGAAATCACACTAGAGGAATTAAAACAGACTGTCTATTTCCCATGACCGATCACTTCCCCGAGGTCTACAAGAATGATCCATAAACTCGCGCGCATCAACTGGCCCAAGCTGATCCTCAAGCTCAAAAAGCTCGGCAACCCTGATGTGCGTGAAATCCCAAGGGACTACTGGCCGAAGGAGATGACATCCGAAGCCGGTATGCCCGGTGGTGGGCGCGAGTGGCACGACGATTGGGGCATCATGCTGAAGGACAAGAGGCCACGGTGGTGGCAACCGTGGCAGTACGTTCGGAGGATCAAGAACGCTTTCATGATCCCACTTCCGATGAAGCGCATCGCCGGTAACTCGCCATACGAAACCATCCGTGTATCCAACGAACGGTATCCGATCCTACCAGAAACGAAGATCGGTCAGGTCAAACATTGGGACGACAAGAAGCAAAAGACGGTTCTGGCTCGAACGTGTAAGACCATGATGAGCATTGCGAAGCCGGGGAAGTGGTTTGTCTCGGCAGCATATCTCGATGGCGAATGGATTCCCTGCTATTGGGCGTGGACGTTGAAAGTTCCGTTCACCAGCAAGGTCATTAAAATGTACTCAGGTTTAAAGATCGACGAGGATGGACCTATGGCATGGTTCCCAGAGGTTTCTCTCTCGTATAAGGTTTTTTGACATGACTTGGACTAAGATCAAGACGTGAGCAGGGCGGATTTTTAGACGACAGGAGGCGATATGCCCGCAGGATCAGTGACTGGAAAGGCGGACATGGGGAACGTCCACGAGGAAGCAAGCCGCGTGGTCGCTTCCCAGATGAAGAAGGACTACGAGTCCAAAGAGTGGGCGATCGGCGGGGGCGGAGTCGCGGACTACGACTTCAAGGCCGGGCAGAGCGCATTCGTGAAGTTCCCGCGGGCCCATAACGTGATCGTAAGAACGAGCGCTGACATCTCAATAAAGTTCAACGCGGCCAGCGAAGACGCGATCACGATTACCGCCGGCGAGGGTGCATTCAGTATTGGCTCTCTCGAGGTTACAAACATCTTCTTCACGAGCGCAGGCGCGGCAAACGTCAAAGTAGTTCTGTCCTAGGGGCCAAGATGAATAGACTCCTACTTCTATGCGCGCTCCTGGCCGGAATAACAGCGCCGGCCGCGGCCCAATTCGGGTCACGGCTCGGCTTCGGGAAGAACCTCCAGTACATCGTGGATCATGGGACGTTCACTCCATCGGGATCGTGGAACTTCTCAGATACCAGCACGGTGATCCTGCCGTCGGGTACGGTGATCATCGGGGGTGCTACGGTCTTCGTGGACACGCCGATCCTTGGCGACGGCAGCGAAATTGATCACCTACGCCTCGACAGCTCCAGCGTCACCCTGATCGGCCCAAACGCGCTCGACAAGACCGGCGATACCATGACGGGAAACCTCACTCTCGATGGGGCATATCTCCAAATGGATACAGACCTCTCCAGTCCCGCTTGGGCTGAGGGTAGAGTTTTTTGGGATAAAAACGCCAAGACTATTTCGTTATATAATGAAGAATCGGAAACCACCCTGCAACTGGGCCAGGAAAGCACAATTCGAGCGAGAAATAAGGAACTTGACACGATTCTTAATGGTCAAGTAGTTTACATCTCGGGTGCCGCTGGCTATCAAACCGAAATTAAACGAGCGATAGCGAGCAACGTGGATGTTGCTACCACAAGAGCCATCGGTGTGGCGACCCACGATATTGAACAAAATACTATAGGGTATATCACAACTTTAGGCTTGACACATTCCATCGACACTTCGGCGTTCTCAGAAGGAGATTACGTTTTTCTTTCAACTTTTACAGCGGGCGGGTTGACGCTTGATCCAGGTGGTGGCAATTACCAAATGTCTATTGGTGTAATTGTTAGATCAAGTTTAGTTAACGGAATCATTATGGTGATGCCTGGGCGACATTACAAAAGGCTGCCCACCGTTAACGATTATGGTGCGAAAACTGCTGATGAACTCAGAGCCCTTTCTTGCAGTACATTGCCATGTCAGGCTCACAATACCGACGATCACGACATGTACACGGCAACCGGAACCGCCTCCGGACAATGGCGGAATACTCGGCTCGGCATAGGGCCGTAACTAGGAGAACACAATGACGAAAAAGATCATAGCAACGGTTCTCGCTTTCGCTCTGGGCTACGGCTCCGTGGCGTCGGCGGCGAACCTGTGGGAGCTGCGTGACGGATCGAACGTCATACAGGGCAACATCACGGATGCCGCAACGCCCGTGATCGAGCAGATGGACATGTCGGGCAATGCAGGCACGGCCACGGCACTTGCTGCGGACCCCGCCGACTGTTCGGCAGGGCAGTTCGCGAATGCCATTGTAGCGAGCGGGGCTCTGTCCTGTTCGGCGGATGGCTCCAGCCTGACCGGAGTCGTTTCCGATACGGCGGCAGCTCTGGCGTCGAACCCGTCAGATTGTGGAAGTGGTTTCTACGCCATCGGGATCGACGCGGACGGGACGGCCGTGTGTTCAGCCGTGGAGGACACCGCGGGCGGAGTCGATGCATCGACCTCTGCTGTCACGGCAAACGTCCTCTTCGACCACAACGCGAGCGCCTCGGTACACTCGGCCGGGATCGCTGGGAACGCAGTTACGGCCACGGCCCTGGCGGCTAATCCTGCGGATTGTGCGGCCAATCAGTTCGCCAACACAATCGCGGCCAGCGGGGCATTGTCCTGCGCGGCGATTGCTGATGCGGACGTACCGGATACCATCACCGTGGACCTCGCTGCGACCGCTACGGCACTTGCGGCCAACGGGGGCAACTGTTCGGCGGGCCAGTTCGCCGCAGGAGTGGATGCATCCGGAGTCTCCGAGGGCTGTGTGGATGTCACCACCGCGACGGAGTTCAGCGCGTGGTTCCAACTGCGCGACACCACGGTGAACATCTGCGCTGCCACTCCCGGCTCTACCGGGAAGATGGCAATCTCAACCGACAACTTCGATCTCTATACGTCAACTGGTATCGGAATTGGCGACTGGAGGAACGCCCGCACCGGCGTAGGACCCTGCTGACCCAACGCTTTCTAGGGGGCCCGGTCCAATGTGGCCGGGTCCCAAAGGAAGGAGGACATGGAACCGCATCAAGAAGCGAAACTGGACCGCATTCTAGAGGTAGTCTCGGAGCTCAAACCGCAAGTCGCGGACACCAAAAGCGACGTGCGGTATCTGCGTTCAGAGATGAAAAAAGCAGAGGTTGGGCTCGCAAGGCATGACGAGCGTATAGGCGATCTCTCCGGAGATGTGGGCGCGATCGGGAAGAAGATCCGTATACATATTGACGACAAGGACGTGCATGGGCCCAAAGAGGATATTTGGGCGGGAGCGACTGTTAGATGGCGATTTATAGGCGCAGTTTCGGGGGCCATCGTCGGTATGCTGGCACTGGCGTCAGTAATAGCGACGTACGCGCCATAATGAACTCCCCGAAGTTTTGGACAGCGATGCGGAGAGACATCCTTTCACTGATCAATACGCCGTACCGCTATGGCGTGGAAGTCGATCTTTCCAAGTGGCCCCCAAAGAGCCTCGATTGCAGCGAATTCATCGAACTACTCTTCTCTCGCCAAGGGGTTGCCTGCCCCGACGGATCCAGATTTCAGCACAGGGCATCGGAGTCGGTTCTTAATGTGCGCTTTGGGGATCTGGCTTTCTTCGGCAGGCCGGGGAAGAAGTCCGCGGGCAACCCGCACGGAATCTACCATGTCGGCATCGTCTTCAGCAGCACCATGATGGTCGAGGCGCGCGCCAAGAACAAGAAGGGCGAGTACGGCAAGGTGATCTTCCGGCCGCGCTCGAAGTGGGAGGCGTACGGCCCGTTCAAGAGAGCCGGCGGATACCGGCGCCTAAAGGTGCTCCTATGAGCCTAATTGGATTTCTTGACGGTATTATCTTCACGAAGAAGATCCGATTTGGTGGGCCGAGGAAGGCGGAGAAGGCGGCCTACAAAAAGAAGTGGGACGCCAAGTGCGCGTCCTGCGGAACCATGAGGCGTGATCACATGACGGCGAATCACACCTTCCAGGAGGGCGGAGAATGAGCTTATTCAAAAAGCTGAAGATGCTGTTTAAGGGCCGGAAGGTCCTGAAGGAAGCGATGAAGCAGAAGGGGCTGGTGCAGGAGGTCTACGAGAAGGCTTCCTGGAAGTCCAGCGAATTCTGGATGGCGGCCCTGACGGGTATCGGCGCGATCGCGGCGCAGGCCGGCGGGCTGGTGCCGGAGCCTTACGGCCCGGTAATCATGGCCGTGTCCGTCGTCTTCTACACCCTGTCCCGCGGCCTGGCGAAGCACGCCGACCCGCTGGGCGGCCTGAAGTCGAACGCGGCCACCACGGAATTCTGGGCCACCGCGGCCACCAACGTCGGCGTGATGATCAGCTCGATCAGCAACACGGTTGAGCCGCAGACCGCCGCGGCGCTCATGTGCGCGGCCAACGTGGCCTACGGCGTGAGCAGAGGTCTTGCCAAGGGAGGGGCACAGCCCGAGTGAATGTACACGATCTTCTTTGGGCGCCGGGTGCACCTTGGGAAGATCTATCTTGCTGCACGAATTCTGTACCCCGGCCGGTCGAGCGAGATCCACTATGCGCTCTACCGGCTGGGGCAATGCAGGACCATTCCGCGTGGGATCAGGTACGGTAGGATATGGCGATTAGCTACAAAGTCCCAGCCAGACTTCAGCGCGCTACACTTGGCCCTTGGATCGGTGGCATCGACGAGAAGACCGAATCGTCCAAGATAGCCAAGCATAAGTGCGCGGACGCGCAGAACGTCCTGCTTGACGAGGTTCCTGGCTCACTCCTGAAACGCAACGGAAGCCGCGAGCTCTCCCTGCTGCCATCAGGCAATCCCGCCAGAGATGGGACCGTATTCAAGCGGGCAGACGGGACCAGCTACCTCATGGCCTCTGACGGGGAGAAGCTGTACTACACGGTAGATCCTGCGGTTCAGGCATCGTGGGTTCTGCTCAAGTCCGGCCTGAATCCGGACGGTTTCCTGGAATTTGAGGTCGCGGAGGATCGTGTCTGGATCTCAAACGGAATCAACTACGTTATGTCCTGGGACGCGAACACGCTCAAGATCTATGATCGGGAGCGCTACGCTGAGCAGGACAGCACGGCAGTAGCCGACAACTACGTTGAAAACCCGGACTTCGGGGATGTTGACGACCACTGGAACGGCAAGCAGCTTGTCTGGACGACAGGGAACAACGTCGGTATAGTGGTAACGATCACAGACTTTGACCAATCTTCAAAGCGCCTTACGTTCACTCCGGCCATGCCTTCCGCAACGGTTCAGACCACGGACAGGTTTAAGGTCGGACTGATAATCCCAAGATTCCGGGCGCTACGGTATTGGGACGGACATCTTTGGGGAGTCTCAACCCCCGATAACCCAGCGGAAACCCGCTGGCATCGAATCGCGGATCCAAACACTGGTGCGGATATTGACATTGACCATCCTCTAGCGTGGCCGCCGACCCATCAGCTAGACATATATTCCGCAGACGGTGACAGGGTGTGGGGGATCTCCCCGGTACTGCGTGACCGGATTCTGATGTTCAAGTCAACTGGCATCTTCCGGATTGAGCGCGATCCGCTGACCCACTACACGGTCGAGGTAGTGGAGAGGGCAATCGGATCCAGATTCCCGCGAACATGGCAGGAGAAGAAAAACTTATTCTACTTCATGGGCCAGGACAAGGACGGCCTCCCCGATATTTACAAGACGGACATGGTTGAGGTCTCAGTAGTTGACGATGATAGCGGCCTAGAGCCAACTCTAAACAGTCTCCGCCAACCAAACGCTGTCCAGCGGATATCCACGTTTTCGGCCAAGGCTGATTTTGCTGCCGGAGATCAGTCTGATCTACTCACGCTGCTGACCGGAGATCTTGCGTTAGAATCCATCGACTCCCAAGTGGAGTGGGCGGATAACGTCGAGGCATCGAACATCTATATTGACCCCACGCTGCACACCATAGAAGCATCCACACCGGGGCTTATAGAAGACTTTGAATCCTGGAACGGCAACGGCTGGACTATCTCCGGGAGCATGGGTGTCGAATCTCGGTATGGGTCCATACGCCTCACAAACCGAAGTACGTCCCCCTGGGTCCTAAATGGGTATGTAGAAATCAGCCAGAACGATGCATACGGTGAGTGGGAGTTCAATGTCGCAACGATGATGAGCGATTTTAATGTCACCTACGCTGAGTTCTTTTTCGTCTACGATTCAGCAAATCCATCATCCAATTACTACATACGCATATCCGGCCCAAACGGGACGACCATGAGCCTCTACAAGGGGGCCGCGCTTCTTAGTTCTGTATCGGTCGGTTCGATGCTCAACAGCCCACAGACGGTCAGGATCACCAGGGACAGCAGCGGCAAGATCGACGTCTACCACGGTGCGGCCCTGAAGATCTCCGTAACCGACAACACGCACAAAGTATCGACCCACACAAGGATCTATATCGTTTCCAGTAATCAGACCACCAATGGAGTCGCATGGGTTGATGATGTCAAGCTGCCGCGCCACGTTACGACCAACGACTATATTAAACAGTTCGACTACAAGATTGCGCCAGCGAACTACGGCCGCTTTTGGGTTGACGCAGAGCAGTTCGGAAATGGGACCTACACGCTTGCGACCCTCTCCAGCGATAGCACTGACTTCACGACCGGCGTGGATCCCGCCGGCTACAAGACCTTCGCCAATGGCGGCCTGATCACTTCGGCGCTCAAGCGCTACCTGCGGATCAGGATCACCCTAAATGGGGTGAAGATCCACGAATTGATTGGCAGCGCGCTCTGGAGATCCCAGTCCATCTTCATCGGCCAGAACATAGCCGATTGGAAAACATTTCTCGCAACCATCGACAGTCCGGGAAACTCGCTGCTCTCCATTTCAATCCGTGCCGCGACCGTCTTGACCGCGCCAATCGAGCTGGATTGGGGATCCTGGAATGCGATAGTTGACGGCAACGACATAGGGACGGTGCTGGCGGACGGCGCTCCGCCGGCCTCCCGCTGGGTCCAGATCAAGGTAGAGCTGGGCCCCACGGACGCGGGCACAAAGCCGATCCTGGAGGCTTTCTCCCTGCAATGGGTTGAGGGGCAGGAGAAGGCCCTCCCCGTCCATGCCGTAACGCACAAGAAGCGATACATGGTAACGGCCGCATATTCGACAAGCGCTGAGAATGACGTAGTGATCGTGAATGACCGGAACGAGGCGTGGATAAAATACGCTGGCTGGAACCTGAATCTTATGGTGCACTTTGGAAGTAGGCTAATCGGATTCTGCTCAGTGAATGACAAGATCCTTGAGCTGGACTTCGACTCCTATTCCGATCTTGGTCAGGCGATCGACGCCTTCATTATCACGCGCCGGGAAGCCATGGGCGCCAACGAGACGCGCAAGGACCTGCGCTTTTCCTACCTCCATGTCGGGGATATCGCCGGCACCCTGGAGGTCGGGCTAAAAAAGGTGGGCAATACCGTCTTCTCGCTGCTGAAGAACTTTACCTTGGCAGGGGACTCCAGGGACCGCCGGCAGAATTTCCCGATTGCGACGATCAGCAAATGGTTCCAGCGGCGCTACCGTAATGCCGTGCTTGGCGAGGGCATGGAGTTAAATAGCGAGGACATCTACTACACGCACAGGAACCCGAAGCCATGAGCACGCTTCCATCGGATACCCAACCAGCCATAGCGCAAGAGTTCCGGCGCCTGGACAGGGAGAAGCAGACGGTGAAGCACCTGACTTTCACGGCCGTTCCATTGCCGGCGCAGGTCCCAGAGAGCGGGATCGTTGTGGCCCGCATCAGCGGGGTGACGTACATCTACACCAGGGTCGGGGATCAGCTCTCCCGCGTGGCCCTGACCGACGTTTAGGAGGCGATATGGCTGCACAATACGGATTCGAGGCCGGCGGGGAGTTCGCACCCGCTTTCGAGGCTGCCCAGCGCAGGCTCCGCGGGGGTGGCGCGCGCAGGCGCGCGGATCTGACCAGGGCGACTTCCAGGGTCAGGACCTCCGGAGCTCGCTTCATCCCGCAGGAGACGCTGGAACGCGGTGAGTCGGAAGCAGAGGCCGGTCTTATTGGAGAATTCGGGCTGCGTCAGGCCGGCGAGAACATCCAGGACCGCAGACTCAAAGAGGCTTTCGAGCGCCGGCGCCAGCTCATGCGCGAGGGCGGCGAGATGCAGCAGGCCCTTGCCCGCAGGATGTCCCAGGGGCAGCTCCAGGCCAGCCTGATAAGCGGCGGCTTGGGCGCCATCGGTAATATCGCCGGCGGATATCTTGAGCGACCGAGGACGCCTTAACCATGGCACGCCCAAGAGCAGCCTTCGGTGGGAAGAAGCAGGTCCCGCGGGACCTAAAGGACGCCCCGGCCAACACGCCGATTGAGCGTGCCCTTGAGCGCCGGATGGATCCAGGCTTTGAGGGAATCCGGAAGGAGACTCTCGAGCGCGCCGGTGCCATCGCTCCGGAGCCGGTCGACATCGACAAGTTGCTTGAGCAGGCCGGAGCGGAAGACGTGCCGGAGCGCCAGGGTGGTGCCCGCGGAGCCATCGCGCGCGCCCTGCGCGGATTCGCGGCCGGAGCCCAGGCCACCCCTGCGGGAGCCTACGCTGATGCCCCACTGGCCGGCCTGGTTGGCGGCTTGACCGGGGTAGGCAAGCTCTCTGAGCGCCGGAGGGCAGAGGGGCTACAGCAGCGCATCAAGAGCCCCAGGGCCCAGCTCCGGCAGAAGATCATGGAGGCCCAGGCCGGTGAGGCTGTCAAGGAGCCATACCGGAAAGCAAAGACCCTCCGCGGAATCGAGGCAGGAATCGGCACCAGGCGCGCGATCACGGCTGGTGGCCTGGCCAGGATGCGGGAGATCGGCAGACTCAAGCCAGAGGGCGTCTCCCCGACCGTGTGGAAGCTGGCCCGGGAAAGCGCAGTCAGGGCCCTTGAACAGCGCGAGATCGACGAATTCAGCCCGGGGTTTATTGAGGCGCTCTTGCGGGAAACGCAGCGCCAGGTGCTCCGTCTTGGAGCAGCTGGAGTGAAAGGGGCCGCCGGAGCAGCGGCGCCGGCCGGTGGACAAGAGGCGGAGCGCGCCCGCGGGCGGAGGAATCTCGGTCTGCAACCATAATGTCAAGAGTCCGCGACGCCAACGAAGCCTTCGAGAAAGGCTGGATTTCTAAGCAAGAATACGCCGGGATTCTCCATAAAGAGGGGCAGCTCTCCGATCAGGAGTTTGCCGGCTTCCAGCCGAAGCCGCCCCTAGGGGAGCGAGTCCGCGGGGCCGCAAGGAGAGCAGGAGAGCAGATAAGCGAAGGCGCCGAAGCAATGCAACGCCGTGCCGCCGGAGTCGGCCGCGAAGCGCTTGGTGCAGCGGAGGTCGGGGCCCGCGGGATCCTTGGACCGATCAGGGCCGCGGCAGAGGATCTTGGCCCAGCCGTGACCAGGCTTGGAGATGTCCCCATTCCCGGCATGAGAAGGCTCCGTGAAGCGCTTGAAATGGGCCCAGGGATGGGTGCCAGGGCTGCGGAAAGGGCCGCGGCCAGGGGAGAGCGATTCCCCGCTCTCCGAGGGGTTGTCGCTGGGGCGCCGCTTACCGGCGCTGCGGCCGTCACACCTACTCCAGAAACCTTGAGGGAGCTCACCGTAATGGGTGCCACCCTTGCCGCGCCCCCAGCCGCAAGGGCCGTGCTCCCGAGGGTTTTCCCCATCCTTGGCCGTCCTGTGAGCGCCGTAGGCCGTGCCCTGCGGCAGTGGATCTTCGGACGCAGACCCATCACTCCTAAGCAGGCGGCCAGGATGAAGGCCGCGGGAGTCACCCCGGAGGCCGCAGAGCCCATAGAGGTCTTTCCGGGGGCTGTGCCAGCCCCGAGGCGCCCTGGCCTGAGACGCCGAGCCCGGCCCGAGGCTGCCCCAGAACGAGCTCCGGAGGCCCTGCCCGCCCTACCGGCACCCCCGGGAGCCCCAGCGGGCATCCCAGCCCCGGTAGAGGGCCCAGGATTCAGGATGGTATCCCCCGGGCAAGCCCCGCCGCGGCGAACCTTCACCCCAGAAATAGGAGAGGGCTTCCTCCCGCCAGAGACAGCGCCGGAGCCGGCCGCGGCCGTCATGCGCCGCTTGGGCCTGGCCCCGTTCAAGAAGCCGGGAGAGCCGGTGGCGCCGCGCGCGGCCGTGAAGCCCACCAAAAGGCGCGCAAACGAGCTTTTGAAGGACCCTGAGCTGATCAACACCCCCGCCAAGGTGGCGGAGGTCAAGGCCCTGGTGGATGCCGGAAAGGTCCCACAGAAGCGCGTCGACGCGCTCCAGACCAGGCTCACGTCCAAATACGTCACCTTAGCCGAGGCCCTGGGCCCAGAGCACGCGCGCGCGCAGACGGCCCTGCAGAGCCTCCAAGCCTTTGGGCTACGGGCGCCCCGGATCACACAACCACCAGCCGGTGCCGCTCCCGCAGCCCCGATTCAGCCCCCAGCACCAACGTCCGCGCCGCAGCCTGGACCGCTACCGCCAGCCCCGGCGAACGTGGAGATGGACTTCGCCCCGCCACAGATGGGCCCCGGGAAAGAGGCGGCCCTGGAGGCCAGGTCCCAGCAGATTGACGGCCTGATCCGGAGGATGGAGGCCGGCGAGAATGTCCCGCAGGCGGAGATCGACCCATTCCCAGAGGTTGAGCGCCACTTCCAGCGGAAGGTTGGGGAAGAGCTCGAGCGCGAGATAGACGCTGACCTGAAGGCCCAGGGATTCAGCAACACCCCGATCCTGGATATCTTCCGGAAGCGAAAGGTCAAGCCGGAGAGCTACAACGAATACCGCGGCGAGCTCGAATTCCTTGGCAAGGAAGTGATCATCAGCGAGAAGGGGAGCACGGTCCCGGAGATCATGGAGGACGCCTACAACACCGGGCTGCTCGCTGAGTCAACCGAGGCGGAGCTGTTCAGGCACGGAGAGCACGAGAAGCGAACCGGCCGGCGCGCGCCCTTCGTCCCGCTGCGCGGGGCTGCTGCCGGCGGCCGCGGCGGCTTCCTTGGGTTTAAGCCGAAGGGCCCGCCTCCGCCGGAAGAGCCGCTGGAGCGGCTGCAGAGTGGATACGAGAAAAATATCCGTGAGTCAACGGGGCAACAGGTCTGGATGCCTCCTGGTGAATATTTCGACAAGCTCTACACCGATTTCGTTGATCGGACCAACCCGATCAATAACCTGGAGAGATACAAGAAGGAGGCCCCGGACTTCATAAACCTGGAAATGCTGACGCGCCGCTGGATGGGTAATGCCGGCATTGCTGAAGCTGGCCTTAGAATGCGGACGAGCCTGCTTGGGAAAGACGCAAACGCTATCGACACCGGCGAGGGTTTGCAATGGATTTTCAGAGACGCCGAGGCTCGTGGACTATTTCGTCCGCTCCAGACCTACATGGTGGCGCTACGCGACGTGGAGCTCGCACAGCAGGGGAAGAAAGGGTTGGACGCCGCGAAGGCAGCAGAAATAATTCCGTTTCTGAAGCAGAAACATGGTCCGATTATTCAGGGGCTTGCCGAGCGATGGTTTGACTGGCGCGTCAGAACCTACCTGGACCCGGTTCTGGATGTCGGCGGCATGACTCAGGGACTATACGATCTTTTCAGAAGGGGTGGGCAATTCTACGGCCCATTCCAAAGAGTCATGGAGGACCTCGATCAGCATGGCTCAGTGGTTAGCCGCGGCGGGCAGCTCTTCACTCCGACGAGCACGCCATTTAAGAAGTTCAAGGGATCCGACAGGCCGATCTATAGCCCGGCGGAAACCGACATCCAGATGGCCTACTTCTTCGCGGACTATGTTGAGCGCGTGCGAATCGGGAACGCCATCTGGGAGAGTCGGGCCTACTCAAAAGAGTTGGCCAAGGAGATCCAGGAGGTAAAGGCCGGGATCGTGAAGCTCGATCGCTCAAAGGGTGGAGAGCCCATCTTCGCGCGATCGCTATATCCACCGGAGAAGAACGCGATTCCGTTCCTGAAGAAAGGCAAGCTGCATTGGATGCGAGTCCCCAGCGACGTGGCAAAAGCAATCCATGAGATGCGCGCGCAGGACATGGGCCTGGGGATGAAGCTCTTCAGCTACCCGGCCAAGTTACTACGGGCCGGCGTCGTGCTCGATCCAGCGTTTTCGCTTGGGCGCAACCTTCCGCGCGACATCGTTACGGCAGCCATCCTAACAAAGTATGGCATCACGCCATCGAACCTTGTCAAGGGACTGTTCAGCGCGATCACCGGAAGCGACGATCTGCATTTTAAGTGGATGGCCTCCGGGGCAGACATGGCCACCATGATGGCGATCGACAGGGCTGGCGCAAACGTGCGCTTGTCTCAACTTCGCGGAACGCGAGAGCTACAGGAGCTTGGCCCGATAGAGCTGCTCCAGAAGCTCACAGAGATTAGCGAGCAGACCACCAGGAAGGGAATTTACGACAGAGCCAAGGGGAAGGGGGCAAGTGATCTCGAGGCCATGTACGAGAGCCGCACCGGAACGGTAGACTTCGGGAACCAAGGAGCAAGCGCATTCAGCCGCTGGCTAAGGATTGCTGTCCCGTTCCACGGAGCCAGCACGTCAGGTCTTGCAACGCTTGGGAAAGCATTCCGCCGGCGCCCATGGACCACCACCAGGCGCGCGATCCTTGGTATCACAATCCCGTCAATCATTCTCTGGGCCGCCCGCCAAGACGACGAAGAGCTGCAGGAGATTCCACAGTGGGAGAAGGATGCTTTTTGGATTGGCCGCTTCCCCGGCACAGATAGAATATGGCGCCTCCCGAAGCCGCACGAGCTTGGCCTGTTATTCGGAACCAGCATCGAGCACATCCTGGACTACATAGCCAAGAACGATCCGGCCGCAATCCGGACGCTTATTCACCGGATCATGGACACCACAGCACCGCCAGTTATCCCGCCACTGTTCAAGGTCAGCGCCGAGCTGTGGGCGAATAAGTCCACGTTCACAAACAAGCCGGTTGTCCCAAAGCAGGCTGCCAGGCTGGATCCCGAATTCCAGTACGGGGAGTACACGAGCGAGACGGCCAAAGAGATCGGCCGGCGCTTGAAGATTTCCCCGTCGAAGATTGATCACGTTGTCCGCGGGACGGCCGGCACCCTTGGCCGCACGACCGTCAGCATTTCAGACGCGATGCTGCGCAGGCTAAAGATCGTGGATGCCCCGGAGGCGCCAACGGGTGGCGGGCCGCTCGAAGGGATCCTCTTCGCAAAGCCACCGATCGGCGCAAGGTCGGAGAGCGTCAACCGCTTCTTCGACCTCTGGGAAGAGCTGGAGCGCGAGCACGCAACGAAGCTGTCGCAGACGAGCTTCCAGGTGCGCCCATCCCAGCTTCTTTCAAGCATCCGTCGAGCGAAGAAGCGAATGACCGCGCTCCGCGACGCGAATCAGATGGCGCGCAAGAGCCGCTTCATGAACCCGGAGCAGAAGAAGGAGTTCATCCAGAAGCGCAACGAAAGGATCACGGCCATCGCCCGCCAGGTTGTGAAATCGGTGGAGCGCCGCCGTCGAGACTTGCGCCAGGCCCCGTAATTCCCCCTTGACAAAGCCCCTGGCCAGAGCTATACTCCGTGAAGGTCCAGGGCATGGTCCACCACACATCAAGCTACCTCGTACCTAGGCTTGCCAATTCGGCCGGCTGCTCCTATCCTGCCCTGGACTGGGAGGGGCCGGCCCTACTATGACAACAGACCCAAACGCACAGATGAAGTGCTGCATCAAGGAGAAGCACTTCTGGAAGGAGAAGCGCGGGATGCGGCAGAAGTCCCCTGGCCCACCATTCAGATATTCGTGGACCTGCACCTTTTGCCAGGCCATCCTCTACAAGATCGTCGGAGAGAAGGTAGACCACAACGGGACGATCTCTCCGTGGAGCCAGGTCTACATGGAGATCTCGGGCAGCACCTACAAGATCGACACCAGGATCTGGAGACTCGTCGCAAAGAATATACCGTCGGAAAAGGAGGGCGGAAACAATGGAGAGGGATAAAGTAATCGACGTGGTGCCGGAGGGAAAAGAGATCATGTCGCTGGACGGTTGCGGCGATCTGAAGATGGCGGCCAAGGCGCAGCTAGACCTCAATAACTTCATCGCGTCAATGATGAAGGAGGGCGTGGACTACGGCATGATACCGGGCACCAAAAAGAAGAGCCTCTACCAGCCCGGAGGCCAGAAGCTCTTATATTTCAACGGTCTGGGCGTCAAGATGGAGTGCACCGAGAAATCGCAGGACTGGGAGAAGGGCTTCTTTCATTACGAATACAAGGCTATCGCGTTTCATAAGAGGACGGGGATCGTTGTGGCGGAATGCTTCGGCTCCGCCAACAGCAAGGAGGATCGCTATGCCTGGCGCTGGGTTACGGAGAGGAACATCCCGCGCGGGTTTGACAAGGACTCCCTCCCGAGCAAGCAGCGCAGCGGAAAGAATGGGGACTACACGGTATACCGCACACCCAACCCGGACCTATTCACCCTGCCAAACACGCTGCAGAAGATGGCGCAGAAGCGCTCGATGGTCGGCGTTTCAACGCTGGCGTGCCGTGCGTCAGAGAACTTCACGACCCAGTACGACGAAGAGGACGCGCTCGACAGTCATGGAGCAGCCCCGAAGGAGAAGGAGGGGGCACCGGACCACACCAAGAACGAGAGGCCAAAGAGTGGGCAGGCGGCCAAGCCTCCGGCCGAGAAGCAGGCACCCAAGACCGGCGGCTCCGCGGACGACCCCTCCCTGATCTCCGAGAAGCAGAAGAAGCGCCTGTTCGCCATCCAGAAAGGCGCCAACGTGAGCGACGAAGAGCTGCAGCAATACCTCTTCGAGAAGTACGATTACGTATTCGACGCCGAGGGGAAGATGCACAAGTCGCGGATCAAGAAGGGGGACGACTACAAGGCGATCTGCGATTGGGTCGAGTGGAAGGGGCAGCAGGCCCCGGAGTAATCATGGGGAAAGCCTCACGCCGGAAGAGGGGCGGGAACCGGGGCCGGCGCTTCAGCGTGACTGAGGCGCCGTACCTGGGCCCCGAGCCACCGACCACCGAGAACGGCACGGAGCTGTGTATCCAGTGTAAAGAGGGCGCCGTGGCCCGAGTGAAAGACGAGTTGAGCAACAAGACCGTCTACAGGACATCGCCTTTCAGGGTCGTGAACACACCGCACGGCAAGCGCGTTATACACGATTTTTGTTTGTCTCAAAAACAAAAGGGGCTTAATGGAACAGTGTCGCGGCTGCGGTAGCCCATTTGAGGGCCAATGGAAATGCGCGTTCTGTGGACGCGAATATCCCGAGCTGCGGCCGCGGATAATATCTCTTCCACCGGGCGCCACAAACCCAAGGCACAGGCCCGGCGGGATTATCGAGTACGATCCGCCGCCATCCAAAATGCTTGACGGCTGGATTGCGCCTCTTGTTGGTGGGCCAGCCATATTAGTTGTGGTGGTGTTTTTCCTGCAATGGCTGCTGCCGCTAGGGCGTAGCACCCAGCAAGCGGAAAGAACACAGCACGGAAGAGAAAGGTCTACTACCTGGCAGGAGCCGATCGACATGGAGATCTCCCAGGGCGATCCGTGCGAGCTGGCTCCGCCGACCATGAATGGCGGGATGGTCAGCACGCGCGACCACGACTTTTACATTGCCACCGGAACCTCCGTTGGTTCCTGGATGAACACTAGGACGGGAGTGGGGCCATGCCTAACGCCATCTTCATAGACGGCCCTCTCTGCGGGAAGCTGAAGGAGATCCCCTGCCGGCTCCGGGAGATCCGGGTCCGCCCACCTGACGAGATCCCGGACGGCTGCATGATCGTGACCGACCACCGGCCAGCGCTCCGGCCGAATGACTTGGTATACTTGCTGACGAACGAGAGCACCGACGGCTGCGTGCTCATGTTCAGCACCGACTACGACAAGGAGAAACCCCATGCCCGCTGAAGCCTCTGTTATTGAGCCGGCCCCTCTTGAGGAATTGATCGACGAGATCGTGGAGGTACGCAAGCAGCGTATGCTCGCCAAGATCCGGAAGCAGGAGAAGCGGAATTATATGTACCTCTCCGACATCCACAAATGCACCCGCCACAACTACTACAGCATGGTGGAGGGCGACAAGCGCCGGCCGATCAATGAGTGGCTCCAGTCCCTCTTCGATGCCGGGAACATTTTCGAGGACGAGGTTGTGCGGGAGCTGCTGGCCATGCGCTTCCGCGTGGTGAAGGCGCAGCAGAGCATCCGGGTCATGTACGGCGGCCGGGTTGAGAAGCTCCGCGGGCAGATCATTGGCAGCGGGAAGATCGACGGCATGATCTCCTACAAGGGCCATGAGTTCCCGCTCGAAATCAAGAGCCTGGATTCAAACGTCTACCGGGCGATCAACACGATCGAGGATCTCTTCAAGCACGAGTACACCGAGAAATATCTGCGCCAGCTTCTCATGTACCTGTACGGGAACAACATGGAGGCCGGCTTCTTCCTGATCAACGACCGCGGCGGCCACTGGAAGCTGATCCCGGTCTACCTGGGCAACCACCTGGACTACTGCGAGAAGGTCCTGCGCACCATGGAGGCGGCCTTTGAGGCGAAGGCGAAGGGCGAGGTCCCGGACAGGATCACCTACAACCACCGGACCTGCGGCAACTGCCAATTCAACGCCGTCTGCTGCCCGGAGACGATCCTTGAGGGCGCCGACGTTCTGGACGACCCGGATCTCGAGGCGGAGATCGCGCGCCACGAAGAGCTCAAGCCCAAGGCCAAGGAATACGACGAGGTTCACGCCAGCCTAAAGATGCTCTTCAGGGAGAAGCCGCAGACCACCATCGGCCACTTCATCGTGGTGCCGAAGAAGACCTCCCGCCGCGGGTCGCTCGCATTCAGCAACCTCCCGGACAAGCTGAAGAAGCTGTGCGAAGAGCACCGCGGGGAGCCCACGGAGTCGTGGTCATTCAAGGTGGACGACATCAACAAGAAGCCGGAGAAGGAGCCGGCCGCGTAAACGCCATGAGTGTAGATCAGGCCGACAAATTTCTCGACGACAAACTCAAGTCTTTGGCGCGCGAGTACCCGCTCATGGATGAAAACAATATGATGCCGCGCGTAGACAAGTTTGCCGTCGGGGTTGAGTCATTTCAACGAATCCTCGCCACACTCAACGCCTGCGCGCTGATATCCCACTTCGAGAACGGCGGCCACGCATGAAGCTGCTGCGCTGGATAAACGCGCCGCGCACGGCGATCCCATGGATCGTTGCGCCGACCAAGGCGAGGGCCGTCTCGCTGCTAAAGACGCTCTACCCGCGATCCGCCAAGAAGATGAAGACACCCGCGCTGCGCGAGATCCACGCGCACTTCGCCGGCAACAGCGCGATCCGGTGCCCAAGGGGCCCGCTGCTTTGATCGGCATATCTCCAAAGCGCAGGGACGAGCTGCTCGCCCGGTGCCGCGGGCTTTGCGAGGCGCAGCTCCCGCGCTGCACCAACCTGGCTACGGCGCCGCACCACAAGAAGCTGAAGAGCCGCGGCGGGTCCGACGACATGATCAACATACTCGCCACCTGTCAGAAGTGCCACAACGACATCCACCTATACGAGGCCGGCACGGCCAAGTTCCGCACCCATTCTTGGCAGGAAGAAGGGCAGACCGAGGCGGACGCTTGACAATGATTCGGAACCGTGATATGATCTCAGCCATGGCCCCGCGAAAAACACCCAACACCTATTTGTGTCCCTCTTCCCTTCGCGGGGTCCTCGGGGGGCACTTTTTTGCAGCCGTCTTAATCCTCCTTGGCGGCTGCTTTTTTCGGCAGCAACATATCGGCAACCTGGACAAGACCCGCGGACAGCGGGCAACAAGGGAGAGCGTGGAATCCCTTCAGGCATCCTGGTGTGTGGCCAGCGGGCGGATTAACACGCGCGCCTGCCGGGCCTGCTGCCTTAAATTTTTGCGCGGCCGGAAGTCGCGCCGAAGCACGTTCATATTCCCTGGCGTCAGTGTCAAACAAATAGCTCCGGCTTGGGTTAAGGTTCCCAAAGATCAAGAAAAACCATACCGATCCTCGAAAACTGCGCTGGTGACGACTACCAACAGGCAAATAGGGCATGATGCTCCGGTATAAAGGGCAGCTTCAGGCAGACAGAAGAGCGGACTGAAGCAAGCCGACTGAGGCCGGCGGGGATAGGGTGGACGCAGGCAGCAAGAGCGTATCTGAGGGCATATGCCCTGAGAAATGGTCGGGACATAAAAAGACCTTGGGGGTGTACATGACTCAGAAGACCTTGGCAGCATTCGTTCATAAGATCGCCTTCGATTGCCCGTCGTGCAAGCAGGCGCTCACGTTCAAGCTCGACCTATCCACCATGAAGCACGAGATCCGGGAGGTCCCGGCCTCCACGTTCGGTGAGAAGATGCGGCTGATCACCCACTTCAAGCGCCTAAAGGGCTACGACAAGCTGCCCAACTGGGACCAGCAGTACCGCGGCCGGGCAATGAGCGCCGCCACGAAGATCCTGAAGTTCTTCGCCATGCTCGACGACAAGGTGGGGATTGCGATCGAGTGCCTAAACGACATCCACCGGATAGCGGAGAAGGACGGCTGGGACTGGACGCTGGAGACGGTTGCGAAGAGGGCGCCGGACTGGCTGATTAGGAAGCAGGGGGGGGTGCGCAAATGAAACCCGATATTTTTAAGCCGCGAGTGATACTAGAAAGAATTGGCACCGCAGGCATGGTCTACGTTGAAAGCAGCAGCGGGATGGGCGTAAAGTTCGAGGTCAATGGAGGCTGCCCATTTCAGCACGCATACAATGAAGCCTTCGCGCTCGCAATATCTTCAAGCCTTCCGCTTTGGACCAGGAAGGGCCTGGGCTACGAGCTGCTCTACCACCCGGACCTAGAATCGCTTGACTTGAATGCGCTGAAAGAGGAAGAAGGCTGATGCCCACGGTAGACGAGATCACCTTCACCACCAAGCGCGAGACGTTCGACATCTACGACGAGCGCCTGGAGATCGTGTACCGCAAGGAGATGGATCGGCTCGCCGGCCAGGACAACGCCAGCGGGATCGCCATGAAGATCGCTAAAGACACCATCGGGCCGCCCCGCTGCATGAAGCAGCTAAAGTCCATCTGCAACGGAGCGATCAGCTACGTCGTGATCGAGTCGAAGAGGGACCTACGCAAGCGCTTTTGGTGGATCGGCCTAATTCAGGGCATGGAGATCTTCCACCACAAGCGCAAGATTTTCGCGTCCACCAATATATGCTCTTTCTGCGCGACATACATGGACGCGAAGGGCGCCGGCTACCGCGGCGAAAAGATCGAAGAGACACTGGAGACTATCCAGCGCGGCTGCTCAACCGAGGAAGAGAAGGAGAGGATGCGCTTTCTAGCGAAGAAGGCGCACGCCCACGGAGTGGGCAACCGGAAGAAGGCGGAGGCCGAGCACGGCGCGCTGCGCTACCGGCCGAGGAAACGAAAATGACCTACACACCGGAAGAGGCCGCGGAGCACCTAGCAGCCGGCCGCTGCGTGCCTGACGAGGATGCGCAGGCGCTTGGTGTGGACTACATAAAAACCAAAGAGAGCCTTGCCGCAGCTTTTGGGCGATGCTGGAATCTAAACGACGAGATATGTAGGGCAATGGGCGACGATTTATCGCAGCCCGGCATCACGGTTTATGGCGGAGGACTCGGCAAAATGGTCGAGCAGATGAAGCAGAAGATCGAGGACCTACAGCTCCAGCGCGACACCCCAACCGACACCAACCACAAATTGCTGGGGGAGTTGGATGGGGCGAGGCTCAAGGCCGTTGAGTGGGGGGATCACGCCAAGGAATCCCAGGCGGCGGCCCGAGAACTAGAAACCCAGCGCGACCGCCTGACCGATGACCTGCATGAGATGGCGGGGAAGCTGGACGAGGCGAGGAAGTATATGGACGGCGCGTTGGATATGCGCGATGAAGAACTTGACAGGGCAGATGCCCTTGAAAAAGAGCGCGACACCGCGCTTGCGGATGCGGCAATGAAGGGGAGGGTGATACAGAAGATTATTAATGAAACCCAACATAATGACGATTGTCGCAATGATTCGGATGGGGACGGTGCGCCGGATTCGTACTGTGAGGGGTGCGGGGAAATTGAATTGCTACGCAAAGCCCTTGCTCCCGACGCCTCCCGCCAGTGGCTCAGGGATCGGGATCAGAAGCTCTGGAGAGAGGCAATAGCTGAGGCCGGACAGGAACGCCTCATGTTCTTGACGCATAAGAATCTCGACGAGGAAGGAATTGAAATGGAGCGTACTCGCAGGATTCGTAAGCAGGTGCGCAAGGAAATCTGTGACGCATTCCAGAAGCGGGTTGATGCTCTTACCCCTCCCAAGCCCAAGGAACCCAGAAGCGCAGACGAGAGGGGGAGGTAATGAGACTATGCACCTGTTGCTGTAGGTGCGAGAAGCATTGCTTGTGTTTTCAAGATTGTTTTGACCATGGGGCCACATTCGAGCGTGAAGATAACAGAAATTGTTGTGATTGCGGCCACCCCACCCCACCGAAGCGGAGACAACCCATGGCTGACATGATCCGCTGTCCGGGGTGTCTAGTCAACGTAGTCCCAGAGCCGGAGCAAACTACGTCGGTAACTACGATTACATATCTATGCGCTTCCTGCATGGCGCGGAGACGGAGGCGGGACAATGAGTGAATGTACCTGTGGGATATTCAGCGGCGGGCCATGTGACGCTTGTTCGTCTAGCGGAGACGAACCCATGACTGACTACGAAGCCATGTACAACGCCGTCAGGGCCGATCTCGCGGCATCCGAGGCCGCCCGCAATCGGCTGGACGGGGAGCTAAAGGATGCAAGGATTAGGACCCTGTTGTGGGGTGAACACGCCGGGGAATCCCAGAAGGTTGCAAGGGGGATTAAGAAACAGCTCAAAGCCTCCCAGGACTATGTAAAGAAGTTGGAGGAAGAACTTTCTGAGGCCCAGATGCTTCGCGTATTGAGGCCGGATGAGAAGGAGTGTTACGAGCAAGTCTTGTCCGATCTCCGCGCCCAACTCGCATCCAAAGAGCCCGCCAAGGAGTGCCAGCGGTGCGGGGAGTTGGAGAAGATAGGCGGGCTTTTACGCGATCAAGTTATTCGCCTAGGGGAGCTTGTCGGGTGCGATACAAATTGTAGCTCTATGTTCGCCTATGACGCACCTTGTGATTGCAGAATTGGAGAATTGAAAAAGTACACTCGCCAAGCAGCAAAACTACTAGCCAAACCCCCCAACCAGAAGCCCGCCAAGTCTGAGGGGGAGATTAGGGCTGAGTGCTGGGATGAGGCGGCAAAATTAGCCAAGGCCGAAGGTGACGAAAAGGGGTGCATGGATTGCCTATCTACGAATATTCTGGCTGATGCGTTCATGTGCAAAGCCAAGAAGCTCCGCGGGGGGAGAAAATAAAATGAGCAA